CTTTCTTGTACACCCTGTCAGTAGTAAAGGGGTAAACGGGGTCCTCCCCTACTCGTCTACTTGTCCAACAATATATCCCAACACAAATATAAGCGTAGAGAATAGGATGATAGCAAACTTAGACATCTCTTCCATCTTCGTAATCTTTAACTAGCTTACACAAATCTTTGTAAGACACAAATTCATCAAACCAATCTTTAGGAGAGTAATCGTGTATCTCGTATTCCTCTATACCGTAGCGAACTCCAACGTAATAATCCTGGGGAACAAAATCTACTAGAGTAAACTCTTTACATTCTTCTTGACCATCTTCACAATAGAAGATAGTTAAATCTTTTTCTTCCAGTTCGTAGCTGTCGTAGGTTAATTTATTTTTCATAGTTTAGGTTTTTCTTTTCCGAATATAATCAGGAATATTAAAATTGCTTCGATGCTGATAAATAAAATCCACTCACTATTAGTCATCTTTCCACTCTTTATAGGTTAAAAATACTCCAACTACAATCATTATAATCAATATTATTTTAGCCATATTAATGTTTTTTAATTGGTTGAAGCAAGGAGGGTAAGTTCCCACCACCCTCTTTACTTTCAACGCAGACTTTCGCCTAACACCCCACGTGCTAGGACTTTTTTGCCTATCGGTCTGAAATTAAACCATTGTATTAGGTTTCCAATAGGACTTCTTTATGCCCAACTCACGCTTGGTACTCTCGTTAATTCTGAGCCAATTATACTTTCTATTCGGCTAATATTTACCTCTAATTTTACCTCCTGGTCTAATTATTGCTTTTCCAAAACCTTGAAACTTAGAGATTTCCTCCATCTGATTTCCACAGTCACATATAGCTTCTTTATGAATAATCTTACCATCTTTCACTATCATAGTTGTTTTATTCATCTCAACTGTGTTGTTGCATTTTTCACAAAAGAATTTCATTTCCTTACTATTTTAATTTGAATTTTTTCTAAATCACAATCTTCTATAAGCATACTGAAGTGTGTCAACACCTCGAATACAGATTTATCTCTAAATTTTACAGTTCCACCTTTATCTCTATCTGTCAATGTTCCTTGATACATATTTTTTAGGTTTAGGTTTTTAATTCTGATACAAATATATTAAACATTTGTTAATAAGCAAAAATATTTATGTTTTTTTTAATTGACAGTTTTTGTCTTAATAATCATCTTAATATAGTAGTCTTTCTATTTTTTGATTAATATAGCTAATTTTACCTAATATTTTGTTATGCAATGCATACTATATAGCGTAACTTACTGATATTCAGACGATATGGCTTTAGAGGTCTAAATGGGGTCTAATTGAGGTCTAAATGGGGTCAAGATGGGGTCTACTAGGATAAAGATAAGGATAAGGATAAAGAGTAGTATATTCTTTCTTTCTTTATGTTACTTTCTTTCTTTCTTTGTTTATTAAATAATTTTTTGTATATTTGGAAAATTATGACTAAACGACTACCAACAGAAATAAAAAAGCAAAGAGGAACATTGAGGGCTGATAGGACTAATCCTAATGAACCTCAACTACCTTCCCTTATTCCTCCTACACCAACTTGGTTGAGTGAAACAGGGCAAAAGGCTTTTGTGGAGTTAGGTGAGTTGTTACACGATATGTCTGTTTTAACTCAAGCAGACTCTATGGCACTAGAGTTGTTGTGTGATGCTTATAGTGAATATAAACAAGCTAAAGAGGTTGTGAATACCTTAGGTCCAACTCAAGACGTAACATCAAGAGAGGGTCACACTAAATCTATTCTACGCCCTGAAGTGCAGATAGCCAACCAATCTTTTGTTAGAGTATTTCAATTACTAAAAGAATTTGGTTTAACACCTTCGAGTCGAGCTAAAGTAAACGCAATAGAGAACCACGCTAATACTCCTGATATTAAAATAGAAAATTTCTTTAACAACGATGAATAATCTTAAAAACATAAATACCGATATTTGGTATTACGATGAAAAGTCAGCTAATAGAGCTGTTGATTTTATCGAGATGTTTTGTAAACACGTTAAAGGAGATTTAGCTGGTCAAAGGTTTATCCTAGAGGATTGGCAAAAGGATGACATCATTAAACCTCTTTTTGGTTGGAAGTCAAAGAAAACTAATTTAAGAAAGTTTCGCCAATGTTTTGTCTTTATCCCTCGTAAGAACGGAAAGACTAATTTGATGGTAGGCGTAGCTCTCTATATGCTTTTCTCTGATGGAGAGAAAGGTGCTGAGATTGTTTCGGCAGCAGCAGATAAAGAACAAGCTAGATTAAGTTTCAGTATAGCCAAGCAAATGGTACTACAAGAACCTGAGCTTATCAAAAGAGGTAACACTTATCGTGACTCAATCACTTACGATAAAGTTGGTTCGTACTACAAAGTTATTTCGGCTGATGCTGACACTAAGCACGGTCTAAACCTCTCTTGTTGTTTGTTGGATGAAATTCACTCGCACAAGAATCGTGACCTTTACGATGTACTACTTACTTCGATGGGTGCTAGGAAAGAGCCTTTGATGCTAGGAATCACCACAGCTGGAGCAGGACATCAGAAAGACCACATTTGTAAAGAACTTTATGATTACGCTAAACGCCTTATTGATGGTAGTATCGAGGATGATTCATTCTTAGGCGTTGTTTACGAGGCTGATAAGGATGATGATATTTTTGATGAACAAGTTTGGAGAAAAGCAAATCCAGGGTACGGAACTATCATCACAGAAGAATATATGAAGCAACAATCTGTAAAGGCAAAAAACGAACCTTCATACGAAAACACCTTCCGTAGACTTCACCTTAATCAATGGGTAGCGAACGAATCTAGGTGGATTAGTGACGAAAAGTGGATGGATTGTGATGGAATGGTAAATGAACGATACTTGAAAGGTAAAGTTTGTTATGCTGGATTAGATTTAGCTTCAACTAGAGATGTTACTTCACTATCTTTACTTTTCCCTGATGAAGATGGTGGTTACGATATTATTTCATATAACTTTATACCTGAAGAGAACGCTCACAAACGCTCAGAGCGAGATAAGGTAAATTACTCAAAATGGGCTAGAGAGGGTCACGTTACTCTTACTCCTGGTGATGTTTGTGATTATAATTACATTAAGCAAAAGATTAGAGATTTAAGCGAGATATACGATATACAAATGATAGCTTACGATAGGTGGAACGCTTCACAGATTGTAATAGACCTAACTGAAGAAGGTTGTCCTATGATTCCTGTAGGGCAAGGATATAAAACTATGAGTCCAGCAACAAAAGAATTTGAATCGCTTATACTTAGTGGCAAATTAAGACACGGAGGTAATCCTGTGTTAAGATGGATGATGTCTAACATTGTACTAACTTACGATGCAGCAGGGAATGTAAAACCCGATAAATCTAAGTCGAATGAAAAGATTGATGGTATCATTTCTTGTATAATGGGATTAAGCGAGGCTATGCAAAACAAAAACGGTGGAAGTTCAGGTTATGATACAAAAGAAATATTCTTTATCTAAGAATGAAATAATAGTTCAAGAGCAAAGCACGATTAAAGATATTTGTGCAAGTGTTTTGGCTAACAATAAAGATTTACATCTAATTAACGATTTAGTTCAAGATGTTTCTCTTATTCTTCTATCTCAAATGGAGGAAACTATACAATCTTTATACGAAACAAATCAGTTTCGCTTTTTCGTAGCTCGTATCGTCACTAATCAAGTTTTAAGTACCACAAGTCCATTTCATAACACTTATCGCCTTAGAGAGCTTAAAACACCCTTTATTTCGGATGATTATGATAAACTTCCTGATGAATTATGGGAAAACTTACTTAAAATAGATGATAATATACCATATCTCAGATTTGAATATGGATTAAAAATAAAAGAAATAGCAACAATTAATGGTGTTAGCACTCGTTATGTGTACAAGAAATTAGCTAAATATTTAAAAAATATTAAAAAAAGTGTTGAAAATTAGTTCACACTTTGATTGTTTTTACTATTTACTAATGTAATACTATTTACAAAAACACAGATTTGGGTATATTTGATTTTTTAAGAAGAAAAGATAATTCCTCTGATTCAGAGAAGAGAAGTATATATGGTCAAACTATTCTAGGCAATACTTTTGGTAACGCTTCAGGCGAAGTAGTATCTAAAGAGCAAGCACTTCGAGTTTCAGCAGTATGGTCTTGCGTGAGAGTTTTATCTGAAACTATAGCTTCCCTTCCTATTTCACTTTATGAAAAAGATGAAAATAATCAAAAGAAGGTCAAATCTGACAATCCCCTAAACGCCCTTATAGGTCAACAACCATCTCCACTATTCAATTCGTTTATGTTTTTTGAACGAGCAATGGTGGATTTAAGTTTAGATGGTAATTTTTATGCTTATATTGAGCGTAACAACGGAGGTTTTCCTATTGGACTTCACCCAATCAAATGCAATGATGTCGATGTTTATATATCTCCGAAAGGAAGGGAGGTTTTTTACGATATAACACAAAGCGATTCCGAAAACATTTATCCTAAAGTTGGTAGAGTTAAAGGAATAGATATGATTCACGTTAAAGGTTTATCAACTACTGGTATAGAGGGAAAATCACCTATACAAATGGCTGCTGAAACTTTAGGTATAGCCTTAGCTTTAGATAAACACGCAGGAGCTTACTTTAAAAATGGCTCACAGTTAGGAGGTATTCTTAAACACCCAGGAACTCTTAAACCTGAAACAGCAAAACGACTTAGAGAGTCTTGGTCTAGCAATTATTCAGGAACAAATAATACAGGTAAAACTGCTATTCTTGAAGAAGGAATGGATTTTCAAGCTAGAACTATTCCGAATAATCAAGCTCAGTTTATTGAAAGTAGACAATATCAAATCTCTGATATTTGTCGTATCTTCAGAGTACCTAACCATCTCGTTAACGATTTATCTAACGCTACCTACTCTAATATCGAGGCACAGCAAATAGACTTTGTGGTACACACTATCACGCCTTGGATTAAACGTATTGAATCTGAATTGAACGCTAAACTCGTTCCATTTAAAAACAGAGGAACTGAATACTTTAAATTTAATTTAACAGCTATACTTAGAGGTGATTCTAAGGCTAGAGCTGATTACTATAGAACTTTAGTTAACATTGGTGTTATGTCACCTGATGAGGTTAGAAAACTTGAGGACTTAAATAGTGTAGGTGGAGCTTCTGAAGATTTCTATATGCAATCTAATATGTTACCTATAAACCGATTAGGAGAATCTACAACTAGAGTTGATTTAGAAGAATAATGGCTTTAAAAGACATAAATACTACACCTACAAGTGGAATGAAATCTGAGGCTGAAAAAGGTCTTAAATGGAGAAAAGAATTTGGTAGAGGTGGAACTGAAGTAGGTGTTGCTAGAGCTAGAGATATTATAAACGGAAATTTATCTATCTCAACAATTAAAAGAATGTTCTCGTTCTTTAGCCGACACGAAGTAGATAAAAAAGCTGAAGGTTTCAGACCAGGAGAGGAAGGTTATCCATCAGCAGGAAGAATAGCTTGGGCTTTGTGGGGTGGTGATTCAGGCTTTAGTTGGTCTAAGAGAAAGGTTAAAGAGATAGATAGAGAAGAAGAAGAAAAAAATACTTTTGATATGAAAGATAATAAAGAAATTAGAGTTTACTCTACTGAGTGCGAGGTTCGGATGGATGAAAGTTCAGATGAAATCAATGTTAGTGGGTATGCTTCGCTATTTGAACACGAAAGTAGAGATTTAGGTTTTTACGAAACTATATCTCGTGGTGCTTTTGATGGTCGATTAGATGATAACGTAATCTTAACTTACAACCACGATATGAACGCTATCTTAGATAGAAACCAAGGTGGTACGTTAAAACTTTCAGTTGATGAAAGAGGTTTAAGATACGATGGAACATTACCAAACACTTCTACGGGTAGAGATGTCGCAGAACTAATGCGTAGAGGCTTACTTTATGAATCATCATTTGCCTTTACGGTAGAGGAAGATGAATGGAAGGAAGATGGTGATGTGTATAAGAGAAACATAACTAAAATCGGAAGATTGTTTGATGTTTCTATTGTTGGTGTTGGTGCTTACGCTAATACTGATGTAGCTTTACGTTCTTTAGAGCAAATTAAAGTAGATGCTAAAGACTTAGAAGCTAAAACTAATAGCGATAGTGAAGAAACACTTATGAAAATCAATCAATTACAAAACGAATTAAAACTAAAAAGCAAATTTTAAAGATGGAAAATTCTGTAGAATTACGACAAGAGCGTGCTGGTTTAATTCAAGAAGCTAATGTTATGTTAGAGGCTTGTAAAACTGAATCACGTAAATTTACTGAAGATGAGCAATCTTCTTACGATGAGAAAATGAATCTTATCGACAAATTAAAAAAAGACATAGAAATGGTTGAAAGACAAGAAAAATTGAACGCTGAGATAGCTTCAAAATCATCTACACCAGCACCAAGTAACGAACAAGAAGTGAGAAACTTCTCTTTCTTTAAGGCTGTAAATGACTTTACTAACGGAAATTTAGAAGGTTTAGAGCGTGAAATGCACGAAGAAGCTGTAAACGAAGCTCGTTCAGCAGGTCGTACAATTAACGGATTAGGTATTCCTTCTTTTATGTTGGAATCTCGTGCTAATGTTACTCAAACAGGTTCAGCTATCGCTCCTACAAATGTATTAGGATTTGCTGATGCAATGAGAGAAGCATCTGTATTTGACAAAGTTGGTGCTACTATACTAACTGGTTTAAGTGCTAATACTACAATCCCTGTAACAGGAGCTTCTTCTGTAGAGTGGGAAGGTGAGGTTGACCCAGCAGCAGATGGTGGTGCTCAATTCGGAAAAGTTGAATTGACTCCAACTCGTTTAGCTTCTTATGTAAACATCTCTAAGCAATTATTGTTACAAAACGGAGCAGCAGCAGAGCAAGCTATCATTCGTGACTTAGGTCGTGCAACAGCACAAAAAATGGATGCAGCTATATTTAAAACAGCTGGTGTTGCAGGTGCACCTGATTCTTTAGGTGAATTAGCTACAAGTACATTTACTGAAGCAGGTTATGCACCAAACGCTTCTATTATGAATGATTTTGTTGAAGCTGAAACTGTATTAGCTGAAGCAGGTGGACTTTTAGGTAACTTAGCTTATGTTGCTCACCCTGCATTGATGGCTGACTTAAAGCGTTCTGCTCAAGTTGCTTCTGTTACACCAGGTATGCAAGGTTCTTTAATTAATGGCTACCCTACTTACTTCACTAATGGTTGTACTAAAACTGGTACTGCATCGGCTGATTTCTACTTCGGTGACTTCTCTAAATTATATATGGGAATGTTCGGTGGACTAGATATTATGGTAGACCCTTATTCTGTAGCAGTAAATGGTCAGACTAGATTGGTTCTTAACCAATATATGGACTGGGGTGTTTCTGATGGAGCAGGATTTGTTAAAGCTGTTTCTTTAATAGCATAGTAATAATTACTATTTAATATATAGGAAGGCTCTTCGGGGCTTTCCTTTTATTACTCTTTTATAACTCAATATATGTATCTTAATCCGAATACAAACATACAAGGTGATTTAGTTCTAGTGTCTAACCCAACTACTAAGGTAGTTTCGGTTACTGATATTAAATCTCACCTTAGAATTGACAGCTCGGATGAAGATGCTTTATTGGGATTATATATAGATGCTGCAACAGAGATGGCTGAACACTATTGTAATCGCCACTTTATTACACACGAATATAAGTTGTACTTTAATTCTGTAGTATCGCAAGCATCTTTAATTTTCCCTGATTGTGTTTTAAAGACTCAAGGGTCTAACAAACCAATTCATTGGATAGATTCAGGTGGAACAGAACAAGAGTCAACAGATGCTTATATTGATGCTTACTCTAATCCATCTATAGCTTACTTAAATAGCAATTTCACAACGCCTACATTAAAAGAAGATTCAGCCAATTCATTTTGGATTGAGTTTAAGACAGGTTTTGGAGATGCAGCTACAGATGTACCTGATGCTATTAAACAAGCGATTAAATTAATCGTAAGCGATATGTATTATTTCAGAGAGGACAGGAAACGAAGATTTCCAATGGCTTCTGAGATATTACTTCAACCTTATAAATGTTATCACTAGATGGCTTTCATAAGTAAAATACAAGCTGGTGAGTTTAACAAACGCATCATCCTTAAATCAAAAACAGCATCTCAAGATGCTTTTGGTGGTATTACAAGCACTTACTCCACTCAGACAACTGTATGGGCTAATAAGAATGTAAAGACGCTTAGAGATGTTAAGGAGAAGTTTGAGGGTAACGAGTTACAATCTTATTCGAGATTTGTTTACACGATTAGATACTCTACACAAACAAAGACTATAAAGTCTGATTGGATTTTACAAGAGGTTGATTCGGGTGATAAGTTTGATATAATAGGATTTGTTGTAGACCCTAGAAAAGAGTTTATTGAAATTTTTGTAAAACAAGATTTACCAACTGCATCACCAGTATAAAAAACTTTAATTATGCCAAAATCTAACCCTAACAGAATAAAGGTAGAAGGCTTAAATGAAGTTAAACGTGCTTTAAAGAAGCTAGGTTATTCGGTAAAAGAGTCAAGGTCGTTAGTTAACAAATCTCTAAGACCAGCAGCTCAGAAGGCTAAAAAGGCTTTAAAAGGTAAATATAAGTACAGAACAAAGAATAAAGTACCAGGTCAAAGATATGATGCTTCGACTAAAACTAAAACAGTAGGGAAATCAATAGCAGACTCAATCGGCTTAAAAACAGCTAAAAAGTCTAAATTTCCAAGCATATATGTAGGTACTATAATAAAAAGACTGAATCCTACTTGGGTTAAAGGTAAGAAGAGTAAAAACCTTCCTGCGATGTTAATTGAGGGAACTAAAGAGAGGTTTCACAAAAGTGGAAAGTCAGTAGGTCGAATAGAGCCTATGCACGATTTCCCAAAAGAGGTTATAGACCAAAAGGGAACAGATATAGCAAACACAGCACAAAGAGATGTGATGAAGATGCTAGACAAAATGATTAAACAAGCTGGATTTAAGTAAGATATGTTCGCAGTAATAGGAAAACAAATAGTAACTAAGTTAGAAGCCACATCAGCTTTTACAACTGCTAACGGAAGCGATAAAGTGTTTCCTGTTATTATACCTCAAGGCGTAGTATATCCAGCGACTACATTCGAGATAATGAATGTAAGTAATTTTATTTCAAAAGGAAGTTCATTAGATTCTTGCGATGTTTCGATAAGAATAGCTTGTTTTTCTGATGACTACTTAACAACATACAATCAAGCTAAAGCTGCTGTAGAGGCTTTAGATTTGTTTGAGGTGACTTACACCGAAGATAGCATATCTTATACTGCAAAGTTTAGGTTTGAAACCTTAGATGATGAATATTTTAAGAGTGCTGAAAAGTTCTACAAAAACATAATTTTTAACTGTCTAATAATTAAAAACTAAATAAAATGGCAATTAGTAACGCAACAGATATTGTATTATCAGTAACTACAGGTGGTTCTTTACAAGCAGTAGCACACGCAACTTCAGCTTCATTATCAATGAGT